ATCCCAATCAACTTCACCTGTGTCTGTGTCAATTACTTCGTCACACTCAAATCCCATAAGTTTTGCGTGTTCAAAACTCCATTTTTGTTCTGTGATAATAAAAACAGGAAGAATATTTTTCTTTTGTGCATCAACCGCCGTTTTAACAAGTGCCGTAGTTTTTCCTGTATCTGAATGCCCTAAAAACATATTAATGTGTCCGATTGCTGGACCAGGTAAACCAACGGCATCTAAAAATTCACCACCCAAATCAAAAAACCTTTGTGGTTTGTATTTTGCTGAAGTAGAGAACTTTTTCTTCAACGAACTAAAATCATTTTTCTTAATTGCCATTGTCTGTGTATAATATTGTTATTATGTAAAAATAAGAAAGTATGGACACAATGTCTATGTAAGTGTCCATACTTTTATTAAAAAAATGGTAAATCTTCACTTGGTTCGTCGTTCGCCTGTGGGTCTTCAACTTTTGTATCAGTTTTTTGATTTCCACCTAATTGAATTTCCGCTTCATCACCATAAACATATTTCTTAAGTTCAGAATTCCACATTGGTGTTTCTCCTACAGCAACAGCCTCTAAGTACTCTACAGGTTTTTTAGAATAAACATCATTCCAAGTTAGTTCGTCTTCCAACCATCCTTCCATAATACCTTTGTCAGAATGTAATGGTGCGGGGTCATCATACATAATTGTTTGAACTACAGTATATTCTTTTCCTTGTGGTGTTTTTGCTTTAATTAATTCAATAATTAAATCACGTCCTTTTTCAGAATCTGTAAGGTCACCCTTTGCCTTCCAAATAGGAAGAATCTTATCTAACACACCTTCTTGTTTATAGTTGTGTTTAAATCTCCAAAATTTAACACCATCTTGTTCGTTATCTCTATCAATAACTTTTACAATATAAAATAAACGTGAACGATATTGTGAGGCCAAATCTTTATCTTCTTTTTTACCTGTAGACATAAGTTCGTTATAAACTTCAGTAAGTGGTGAACGTTCGTTTTCGTTTTTACTAGGGTCGTACAATTTTACCCATTGTCCGTTAACTTGAATTTCGTGATACCAAACTTCAACAAATGGTGATGAACCATCTTTTGTTGGGAGAATTCGGATTCTTTTTTGTGCTGATTTTTCATTTTTTTGAAGAATTGCAGAAAAGTACCTTTTCAATCTGTCTTCTTGTGAAATGTTTTGTCTTTGCGGACTTGCAGGTTGTGAATTTTTTTCATACTGTGCTAAGACAGCATCTAATGAATTTGACATAATTTGTTTTTTTAAAATTTATTACTCTTTTATCTGATTAAAAGATAGTCATAAACTCAAAAAAGTCAAATTTCCTATAAAATAAAAAAGGTGTCTTCTGACACCTTCTATTTAATACTCTTCATCTTCTTGGTCGTAAGAATTGAACGTCTTTTTTACTTCGTTTGGTGAAAAGTTTTCAACCTCGTCGGATGTTAAAACATACTCATTTTTACCTGTCTCTTCCATTTCTTGTTTTTTGTCATCAAAAAAATCAGTCAATTTTTGGTTATAAGGATAAGAATCTAAAGACCTTAACATAAGTTTTTCTTCAGGGGTTTTATCTCTGTATCTATCAAACTTGGTTTCCAATGAATTTATTTTATTCATTATGTCATCCATATGTTGTAATTTCTTTTCTAAATCATCAAGTTTAGAAAACATACCATCCATAAACTCTTGTTGTTTAGTTTGTATTTCTTGTTGACTAGTAACTAAATCTGTGATGTCAACTTCTTCAGTTTCTTCTTCACCTTCTTTTTCATCACCAACTTCTTCAATATCAGGGTCTTTTTCAACATCTATTGGTTCAGGTACTTCGGTTGGTGCAGCTGCATCGTCTCCTGCAGGTGCCTCAGCATCTGCTCCTGGTTCCGGTGGTGCAGCAGCATCAGCTGCCGGTGCTGCGTCTGCCGGTGGTGGAGGTACAGCAGCGTCATCTGCAGGTGGTGGTAAAGCCCCTTCAGGTTCTCCAACAGGAGCATCTTGTTCATTAATATAGTTATTAATTTGGTTAAATCTTCTTAGTTCTTCTAATATTTTTTTATCTACATTCATTTTGTAATATATTTTTTAACCGTTTAAAAGTGTTTTAACCCCTGTAGGTGTTTCAACTCTCAATGTTCTATTAGTTTTAATTGTATTATCAACTCTTTCAATCAAACCATCTTTCATTCTGATTGTATAACAATCACCTGTGTCCAAATCACAAACTTGTTTATGGTCACCATCTATTTGTCTTTCACTGATTCTTGTGTCTTTTCTCAAGTAATCATCCAATAAATTTTTTACACTACTCATAACTTTTAATTTATATATAAATATACACTAAATTTGATTTGTTTCAAATGCTTGATATGCAACAGTATATAATTCTACTAAAGTAGGGTAGGTCGCGAAATTACCATCATTATATTCCTGTAAAACCAAATCTTTTATTTGTTGTCCACTTAATAGTGGTGGTCCAAAAGCCCTTGCAGTTTCCCAAGTAGTTACTGCGATTTGTGCCAATGCTTTACCATATTCTTTATATATGTTTGTGTCAGTATTTAATGTTTTTAAGTTTTCTATCAATGGTAAAATTTGGGTATAGAATGAAACCATAAAATCAAATGATGTTGTGTTCGCAGTAAAACTAGCAAATGCCCTTGTTGTTCCTTGAACATCAATACAAACTTGTTCAGTTAAATACGTATCCATACTTCCGTTAAATTTGTTTTCAGTAGATATTTCAAAGAAGTTAAAGTTACTAATTTCAAAGGTTGTGGCCGCACCATTAAATGAATTTAAAGGTCTTGTTGTTGCTAGTCCATAAAGTAACGCCCTTAATCTATTGTCGGTTGTTGCATTTTTAATCAATGGTATTACTTGTTCCAATGTAAAAATAGTTTTACTAATATCCACAAATGGTAGTGATTGGTATTTTGTTACTTCAACACACTTATTTGTTGGTGCACTTACCGGAGTAATAACAGGGTCTATTGTGATTTTCTTTTCTTCTTCTGTTACTACTTTTTCTGTTTTAATTTTTTCTTTATATGATTGTAATAATTTAGCATTTGTATTCATAACTAAATTATCAACATTTGGTAAACTATATTTTGGTATTCTAGTTCCTTTAAAATTAGTGGTAAATGCGTTTTCGCTAATGTTATGTGTTACTTCATAAATCCAATAAGGACCATAAAACAATGGTACGTGTCTTAACACAAAATACATTGTTGGTTGTATCATTGCACATCCCATAGACGACACTCCACAGCTATAAGACCTTGATTTATATATGCTATACATTGACACTGATTGTTGTGCAACTTTGTCTCCTGCAACTGAACTTCCAATATCGGCAAACACTTTAAAAGATTCTGAAGTATTTTTCATTTCAGACATATCTAAATCAATTTCTTTAAATATGCTTTGGTTTTGAACTCCAAAGTCAACACTGAAACCAACCACTCTATTAGTTTTTGAATAATCTCTTTTTGGGTCAGAAACTCTTAAGGGGTTATCGGCGATTCTTAAATCAAAGCTGTCATCGTCAAATCTAATAAAAGAATTTTCTTTTGGTTTAGGGTACTCGGAAGGATTACCCATATATAAACATAAGAATTTTGGACTTGAATCTGTGTAATCCACTTCTAAATATGTACCAAATAAGGAGTTTGGTATATCAATATCAATCGGTTTACCGTTTTTGATTGCTTGTTGTATGCCATAAAAGTTTATGTATGCTGGCATCGCAAAGAACATAAACTGATTGTCACCTAATATATTACTAACAACAGTCATTAAGTTCATATCAGGATTTGATTTTACATCTAACCTTTTAATAATTTGGTCTATATCAACAACATAAACATCTCCGATATCACTATTTGCTCTATCCATAAACAAAAAGTCTTCAAATAGAGTTACGTATTTTAAATCAGAACCTGCAATCCATTTATCATTAAAGGCCTTTAATGTGTTATACAATGTCAATTTTCCAACATCTCCTGACACCGCACTTGCAACAACATTTGTATTAACACTAATTTCTTTTAGATTTTTATTTAAACTTGTGAATGTTTCATTCAACATT